CTCTCAATTTTGCACCAAGTTTAGCCACTGCAGATGCAGGACCTGAAATAGGACCTTCATACTCGTCTGACTGTAAGGCCAAATTGACAGTAGGACCACAGAGTCTAACATCTTCAGCCCACGCAAAAACTGTAACATTCACAGATTGCCCAGTCACATTGTTGCAATTTTGTAATCTCACTATCTCAGTGACTATTATCTCACCCATGTTATCAAATTCGGACGCAGAATTTACTCTGATCCAATTTTTGTTATTAACATAGGGCAATACAATTTCACCACCTTGACAATTTTGAGGATACAGATACACATGTGGCCTCTGGGAAAGAGATACAAATTGTGCTTGGCGATTTGCAGTTGATGTCGAGATTCGACATTGATTAAAAGCCTGTTTAGGTTGGTATGAAACCAATCCTAACCCATAATAAAAGGGGGAAGCATTAATCATAAACTTTAAATGCAAATTACAAGATATAAACGCATAATTATCAAGCTTCTTCTTTACACGAACATCATCAAAATACAATCGCCATGGTTGAAATACTTGAGTTAATGATGCATCCTCAACCCAATCAAATTGTTTGATTGTAACGGGTCTTGAAAAGAAATTCTTCAAATCCATATCTGGAGCGTATCCATCATAGAAAGTATTATCAGCGATTGGATTAAATCTTACCACTGAACCAGTATTAGAATCTGCATAATGTAGATTTATTTGCGAAGCTTCATTGGAATCTACATCAGATGCAGATGCTAATGGAACTTCATGATTAATTGCGGATTGCGATCCGCCCGCCATAGTAGTCTCGTCACTATAGTCAACGTTGGTCGAGCCGACATTGCTCGCCATGCTTTTATTTTGATTTGAAACTGGTTTATAAGACTAAATGGCTAGTTGGGCCATCTAGAATTGTGCTATCTTCCTTAGCACTGTCACTACTTTGGTCAAGTGTTTGTGATATACTTGGTTCTTCACCTAAGCAAAATTTCTCATTAAAAGCTTTCGGTTGTGTGGATTCCTCCACACTAATTTTATATTTTTCCAAATAGTAATCAAAGGACTTTAATTCCTTCTTTGAAAACCTAGCATACCATTCCCTCAATTTTATATGTTTTTGATCAAATATGTCCCTGCCATATTGGAAATACTCCATAGAAGCACTTTCAATAACCTGAGCCATTTGATCCTCCTTAGTAATAGCTTTACTACGATTCCAAATGTACATTGATTTAAATATTGATTCTTCTTCTAATGGTGCCAAGAATGTTTCAGTTTCCTTATTATAAGAAAAGGATCTTTTTAAAAATTGAATTTGGTCCCTTTTGGAAAACGGTTGTGCATTGCTAGATTTTGCAGCATCAGTAAATTTAATGTTCCACCGGGAAAATACTTCAGAGATAGTAACAAAATTAAATTCATCACAAACTTCA